TGGGACAAAATACGCCGCGTTTTTAAATGGTGTAGGTAAGGCATCTAAAAAACTGGGTTTAGATTTTTTAGATGCGAATAATCGAATGTTACCGATTACCGATATTTTAGCGAAAATCAAAAAATCTTATGGTGACATCATTGATGAAGTTGAGGCTCAACAGCTTACAAAAGCATTCGGCACAGATGATGCGGTGAAGGTGATTAGCTATTTACTGCCAAAAATTGACAGTTTGAAGGATAACATCAAAGAAATTGGTGGGGTGAATAATTTAGATGATGCTGTACGTGTATCCAAAATCACAACAGATTCATGGATGCGTTTTTCTGCCATTTTACAAAATATCAAAATTGCCATTGGCGTTGAAATTCTTAAAAAAATTGAACCGCTCTTTAATCGTATGGCAGATCTAGGGCAAGAGTTTGTTACGTGGCTAAAAACTTATAAAAATATTGCACGTTGGATTGGTTATGCGGTGGGGGCATTGATAGGCTTTACAGGTTTGACAGCCACTCTTACCTTGATGAGCGGTATTGTTTCAGCAATCGGGGTGGCGTTCTCTTTTCTTGCAAGTCCCATTATGTTGGTTACTGCAGCAATCGTGGGATTGGGAATTTTTATTTATAAATTCCGTGATGAATTTATGCAATTTATTAGTGGATTTATTCAAGGTTTTAAAGCTGCGGGTGTATCCCTTGACCCATTATTTAATGCATTTTCTTTAGTGTGGGGAGCATTGCAAAGAATCGGTGCAACTATTGGGCGTATTATTGGCTTATTTGGCGGTGCTTCTGATTCAGCTTATAGTTTTCAACAATTCGGTATTGATCTTGGTTATGCACTGGGCGTTGTGTTTAACACGGTGCTTGATGCAGTTGAATTGGTCGCACAGGCATTTAATTTTGTTGCTGATGTGTTTTCTATTGTGGTGAATAGCATTATAGATGGTTGGCAAGCCGTGCTAACCCTATGGGATAGTACCGCACCGATTGATAGTTTTCTAAAAATTGGTGATGCATTAGGAAACATCTTTTTGAATGCTTTCCAAGGTATTGTGAATGCTTTTGTCAAAATGCTGAATTTTATTATTGAAAAAGCAAACTCATTACCTGGCATTAATATCCCGTTAATTCCAGAGTGGAAAGATAACCCTACCGCACAAGCATTAAGTCCCGCACTAGCTACTGGGGTATCAGATGGTTCAAATTTCAGTTTAAGCGATAGTTTACAACCACAATTAAATTCGATGCCTCAAGGAACTGTGACAAAAACATTGACACAAAACCGCACAGAACAACGCACCGTAAATTATGGTGGCGTCACTATCAATAGTAACAACAGTGAAGAAATTTGGCAGAAATTGCGCAATAAAGAACAGTTAGCGGCAGGGTGATAAATGGAAAAACTTTACCTTGATTTACTGATTACGGGCGAAGACATTACGCTAGATAGCGGCAATCAGCCATTAATTTGTGATAACCGAATATCTATTGCGCAAGATATTAAACACGCCATTTTAGAAAGTGGATTGGCGACACAACTTATCGCAGAGCGTTCGCGCATTTTACGCCGCGATATTATTTTGCAAATGGTGTTATTGGTTGAAGAAGATGTGCGCTTGATTCCAGGCACTGTTTCCATTAGCGAAGAACGTTTAGGGCAGTTATTTATTACCGCTGAAACTTATGAATTTGGGCGACTTGATGAATTGGAGTTACGTTTAAATGAGTGAAAATTTTAAACAAATGTTAGCTGAAAGCGGATTGCCAACGGAAGAAACGCAAATCCGACAAGAATTTGAACGCTTAACCGCAGAAGAAGGATTGATTACTAACACAAGCCGAATGAGCCCATTTTGGCGATTAATCACAGCCATTGCGGTTAAGCCTGTTAAGTGGCTGACAGATCATTTAATTGCTGAAATTCTACCGGATTTATTTGTAAAAACTGCAAAAGATAGTTGGTTACAACTTCAAGCGTGGGCAGTGGGCTTAGATTTTAAAGCCGCAACAAAAGCAGAAGGTGTTGTGCATTTTACAAAAGAAAGCGATGTAACCGATCTCACCATTAAAGCAGGCACAGTGATTCAAACGGAACGTATTAATGATGTGATTTTCCGTTTGATGGTGACGAAAGATACCCTTATTCCTAAAGGTGTGTTGCGTGCGCCAGTGCCAGTAATCGCAGAGCAGGCTGGCGCAAATTTCAATTTGGCTGCAGGTTATTACCGTATTTTGCCAGAATCTATCGCAGGGGTAAGTGCGGTAGAAAATTTAGAAAATTGGCTCACCTCACCAGGCGCAGATCGTGAAACAAATGACGAGTTACGAGAACGCTATCGTACGCAGTTTTCCAGCGTTGGACAGCATCATATTGACAGCGTTTACAAAGGCATGATCGCCAAAGTTGCCGCCTTATCGGTGGACAGAATTTATTTTAAACACGATGCGCCACGTGGGCCAGGTACGGCAAACGCTTATTTGTTATTAGACACGGGTGTAACCAGTCAGCCCTTTATTGATAAAGTCAATCGACATGTGCGTGATGAGGGTTTTCACGGCCACGGTGATGATTTGATTTGCTACGCCATGCCAGAAACTAAACATAATTTAACGTGCGCCATTTACTTTCAGCCGTCTATTTTTGTTGGTGATGTGCGTAAACAAGAAATCGTGCAACAAGTGGAAAATATGATCCGCTGTGCATTTCGCGAAAATAATAATTATGGCGTAACAAGGACTTACCCTTTTAGTCGTTTTAGTTGGTCGAAATTGGGCGAGGAAATTCACGATAACATCAGCGAAATTGCATCTATCGTATGGGGGCAAATCGATATTCAAAGCGAGTTATCTATTCCACGCATTCAGCAATTATCCGTCACAGTCCAAAAGTAAGGGGAGAAAATGAAAATAAAATTGCCCTTTTGGATGGATAAAGGCGAATTAAGCAAAATCGCCGTGCTATTTGGAAAATGGTGGGATTATGTTTTAAGTGCGGTCAAATTTCCCTTCAATATTTTAGATGAAGAACACTGCAGTGAACGCATTTTAAATTTAATCGCCTATCAACGCGACGTAGAACGATTTGAGGGTGAGCCGTTAGAGCTATTTCGCAAGCGCGTGAAATATGCCTTTTTAAATGCGAAAGATGCGGGCAGTAAAGCGGGCTTTATCCGCATTTTTGAACGCTTAGGCATTGGCTATGTAGAAATTGAAGAACGTTTTGACAGAGAAAATTGGGATGTTATCAAAATTCGAATCAGTGATTCACAATTAGCAAAGAAAACAGAATTACTCAATTTAATCATTCGAAAATATGGCCGCACTTGTCGGCGTTATACCTTTGAAGTGATCACTAAAGAAACTGTGAGTATTTATCACGGCGAATTTAACCATGATCACCAAAGTTTTTATGTGAAAGTAAACTGATAATAACAACAATAAGAGGTTTATTTATGGCTAGTTTAATTACGCCACAATTTGAACGCTACGTTGCAGAACAAACTATTGCACGTGGCACAGTACAGTTTGATGAATTTATTTTTGCCAACATCCCAGGTTTAAATGAGAACAATCTTGAGCAATATCTCACAATGCCGACATCGGCACAAATTGTACATCGCCAAGCCGTATCGCAAAGTGGCGTGATTAATGAAAATGCCGTTGTGTATTCTGTGACGATTGGTACTGAAGTAGGCGATTTTGATTTCAATTTTATTGGTTTGATTAATCGTTCTAAAAATCTTTTAGCTGTTGCGGTGCAAACGGATACAGTGAAAAAAATCCGTAATAAAAATGCTGTGCAAGGCAACAGTATTACGCGCAATATGCTTTTAGAATTTAGTGGCGCAAAAGCTCTGACGGGCATTAATGTCAATGCGAACACTTGGCAAATTGATTTTACTGTCCGATTACATGGACTTGATGAAAAAATTCGTTTAACTAATCGTGATCTGTATGGCAGAGCAGTATTTTTCGATGATAGTTTTCTGGTTAAACGTAAAACAGGCAATCAATTTACTATTCAACCAGGCAATGCTTATGTTGAAGGCGTTCGTATGGATTTATCCGCACTTTATAACCTCACAGCAAATAATTTGCCATGTTCAGTTTACGCCGATCTAGTACATCATTGCACCGTAACGGGAGAATACCAAACCGAAATTAAGTATCTCACGCAATCAAAAGCGGATTATGTAGATACTGCAAACCGCCAACACTATGTGCAAATTCTTGCGGATATTGATAGTCAAGGTAATGTGACAGATCGCCGTTTACTATCGCCGTTTTTAGGCATGAATCCGCTTACATTAGATGACACAACCGAAAACACTAAAGATCAACGGGGTCATACGCACAAGTTACCTATCGCAAGTTTAGTTAAAAAGGGGATTGTAAAATTATTTTCAGGCTATGATTCAGATGCCGAAGATATGGCTGCAACGCCGAAAGCGATTAAAGGCTTAAAAGCATTAATTGATGCAATTACGCGTAATTTGGGTAATTACATCCCAAACAGCAAAAAATCCTCTGCAGTAGATAGCAATAGCGCAGAAAACGTTGCAACCAGTGCTGCGGTTAAAACGGCTTATGACAAAGCAGCGGAAGCAAAAGAAACTGCAGACGCTAAACAATCCCCCGCCACAACCTTAGCAGGCTATGGCATCGGAAATTTTAAAATTGAGAACTTTGTTGGCAATGTAAACACGCTACAAATAGACGGCATTTATGCGGTTACACAAGCAAGCCGTTCGCAGAATCTCCCTGTAGCTGGCAATGGTTGTCACATCCAAGTTATTGCAGGAGGTGATGGCCGTTGGTGTCGTCAAATTGCCTATATTGCCTATAGTACAGATATGTATGAGCGACATCAGACAAGTTATCAGACAGATAGTTGGTCGGCTTGGGTCAAACTCAATGATATAGAGCCAGTACGACAGCTGGTCGCTCAAAAAGCTAATTTAGCTGATTTTAGCTACCAAAAAATCGGCAACTTTGAAATTCGAAAATATCCAGATGGGACGATGATTCAAAGCTACCTTATTGAACAATATGACTTGAATGTATGGCAAGAAAAATCGTTTAACTGGGCACAAGCATTCATTTCGACACCGATGATTTTTTCAAAAATAACCACGTCGATAAGCGGGCCGCATGACTGTGATGTAAATATCCTAACCAAATCTAATAATCGCACCTGTTACTATCATGAGTACGAGCATGGTACATCTGATCAAGGCAACGTCCGTATTGAGTTTTTAGCTATGGGGAGATGGAAATAATGACGATGTATTTTAAAGACGGCTTTTTTGATGATTCTTATGGCGGTTTTGTGCCAGAAGGAGCG